GAGAAAAACCCCATAGAGTATTGAATTATATTATTCATTTGAGACTCAAACTTTTTTGAGTTTGTGGTTATTCTCACTAGTCACCCACTGTTTGATTCTCTGTCCTGCGCCAGAGCATCTTAAAGAATTCAATATTTCCAAATGGTCCCATAAAAGGTTCTACTGTAGCCATTTCATAAATGGTTCCTCTGCCAGACCTTGGACCTGCTGTTTCCCTATAAACAATGTCATCATTAGCACTTCTTACATTTGTAACTAAAATGTTTGTAATAGCATTTTCAGAATTTGTAGAGGATACTCTTGGATCACTCTTTGTTCTAGCAATAAGTTTATTTTCGTATTGTAAAAATGTTTCTGGTTTAATGTCTTCTGTTCCTGCACCACCAACACTTGTTGCGTTGCAAATAATTGTTCTATCGAATACCCAGTCTTTTGTTGCTTGACCATACTGCGTTTGCTTTATGATTGGATAATAAATATCAGCCTTCATAGGGTACATGAAATCTGTTTCTGGACAGCATTCCATTATAAGACTCCTGGACGGATAATCGTTTCTATGTATTTATCAAGAATTTTATCAACAAGTATGTTTCCAGTACCGTCGATCATTCTCTTATCATATTCAATCTTAAACTGATCTGTACTGTAGTTCTTAATGTAGCGCTTGTAATAGTCTAGTTTTCCACATTTAATGTCTTCAATCAACATTTTTGTTGCATCTGTAATATCATTTGGAACTACCTTGTAGCCAGTTTCTAGTAAAAAGATGCAGTCTATTCCTTCTGGAAAGGCTACTGCTGGAACGATGGTTTGTACGTTTCCGCTATCCTCAGTATCAAAAAGACTTATAGAGTCTGATGGTGCAACTGGAATATTTGGATATTTTCTTTCAGCACGATTTAATGAATCAGTCGTCTCTAGTGGATCTTTTGTAATTGCAGATTTATCTTTTGTTATTAGGTATGTGTAAGACTTTAGCGCTGGTCCATTTACTGTATCGTTTAAGTCATAAACTAATTCTGCATTTTCGTATGCCTTTAAAATCTTATGTGTTTTTTTCCATAGGGGAACGTAGTCAGTTCCTTGACCAACAACCTCTAAGTAAGTTCTGTTATAATAAAATCCGCCAGTAATTGAGTCAATAATTGATCTTGCCAAACCTTCATATTCTGTATAGGCTGCGATATCTGTTGCAGTTCCAGAAGTTGCTAACGTAGTTGGATTTACATATGGTCTTTCAATATTTAGGTTATCTTCAACAACAATATCTCCACGTACCAAGTCTGCACCAGACGAGCCAGCATCTTCATAAATACTAACAGCATAGGACTTATCATATTTAACAAAGTCGCCAGTTAGAGAGTAGGTGATTTTAGAGTTTGCAGTAGAAGTTACAGACTCTTCTATCTCTGTTAAATCAGCAACATCTTCAATAACGATGATATAGTCTGTGCTTGCATCTGGAACAGTATATGTAACAGATAGTGGGTATGGTGGAAGTCTTAAAATGTTCATATTTATTTACCGTAGTATGAGGCTACTTCTTCAGGAGATGCTATTCGCACTAGCCTGTGAGTGAGCCACTTTTCCGATGCCTCCTTTGAGACGATGTTGTAACCTACCGTAATAGGCTTAAGGTTATCCATGTGTAGGTTTCTTTGTGAGTAGATTGCAACCTTTTCTTTTGGATCTTCTGGCTTTACTTCAATACCGTTTATTGTTGGTGGGAAAAATGATGCAATAACTTCTAATATTTCTAACTTAGTTTTTGACCCGTATAGATCAATGCCGTTCTTTTTAGCATAGGACTTTAGTTCCATAACTGTTTGCTTTGATAACTCTTCCATTGTTGGCTTCATAATTCTCCTATGCTTAATTGTAATTATACCAGAAAAGAATAAAGGAGGACGGTTTTGACTCCGCCCTCCCTTATACCTATTGGTTAATTTTTATGAGTCAGTGCTATCTGAGTCGACATAAGCGACTGCATCTAGTTCTTCCCATTGAATACCAAAGCGTACGAATACTGTGTATTCGATTGTGTCCTTCTTAGCACGATATTCACGATTTACTGTGATATCACGCTGGAAGCCCCATACACGGTTCTGAGGGAATGTCAAGTCGACATAACCTGCAGGGTAGTAAGGAACTTCAAGAACATCTACACCGAGTACACGAGTTGTACGTGAATTACCAAGTGTTTGTGCAGTTCCATCAAGGAATTCTTGACGGTTTGCTTGTGTGCTACCAGTGCGATCTGAGAACGCTGCTGAGATAGCATCTGCAAGAGTACCGTTATTACGAACGATACCAGCAAAAGCATCAGTACCCGCATAGAACTTAAGGTTTGACTTAAGTGCACGGTACTTGCGTGGCATTGCTAGAAGCAAGCCCTGCATTACTGATGTTGTGTAGTTGTTATCAGAAACTGTTGCAGCATATTCATGTGCATCATTGCCCTGAACTTGGTTTACCTGAGCAACGAAGCCAGGCATAATGGATAGGAAGGCATCGTTGCCTGATCCTACACCGTTAATAGCAAGATCTTCAATATCGTTTGCGAAAGCATTGGTCATCAAGCGAACTAGATGATCTTCAAGTGCTCCACCTTCAATATTGTCTTCAAGTGCTTCAGTAGATACTTCCCAATCAAGACGAATCTTCTTGGTTGTCAATTCTACCTTTGTAAATGTAGCGCCTGCGTTTGTGTATTCTGGTGCTCCTTGAGCAGCAGCACGAATAACACGCTCTCCAACGTTAACCTTTTCGATTTCCATTGTGTTAGCACGCATTGTAACTCTACGACCATCCTTGGCGAGAACTGTTGCATCCCACACATAGTCGATGAAGCGACGAGCCTGCTCAGGTGCTAGAATACCACCTGCTACGCCTGTTGGGTTAACTGCGTTTGCTCCAGATGTTGATCCGAAGGCTGCAGTTGCTGTGTTACCGAGTTGTGATCCTACAGACTGTGCTGCAGAGTCCAAACCAGTTGCACTACCTACACCACCAGATACGAAGCCGCCTTGAGAGTTAATCTCATTGCCTGCTCCTGCTGATCCTGGATAGTTTTTTTCTAGGTCTTTATTTTGTTCCGACATTATTTTTCACCTCCTAGTGATTTTTATTGCTTAGTTAAATAGGTCGGTATTTGTGAGGAAACGACCGCCCCATAGGGATTTCTGAACCTTTGTGGGTTCAAACTGCACGATCTCGCCTAGATCGCCAGACTTGCGGAAAGCGGTATCTTGCTCTACGGCATCTACTCGCTTGCCAAACTCATTAAAAACTCCCTTGACATTATTTACATCATCAGATACGGTCTTAACCTGACCTGATACTGTGTCAAAAGATTTGTGTAGTGCAACAATTTGCTCGTTGAGAGACTTAATAGTTGTTGCAAGATCGCCAAAGGCATTTGTAAGAGAATTCTTGATTTCTGCAACTGCCTCAACAATTGCTTCATCAGACTTTGCTACAACAGTTTCTGTTGCAACAACTTCTCCCTCTTCTGTTTTTTCAACAGAAGAATCTGCACTACCATCATCTGACTTAGCAACTGCTAGTTCTTCAACTGCTGGTGCATCTTCAGCGACTGCAGGAGTTTCTACAACTTCTGCTGGCTGTGCCTCTGGAGCGACCTGAATTTCTTCAACTGCAGCAACTGCTGCTTCTGTTGTTTCATTCATAGGACTAACCTCCTTTGTAATCTTAATTGTACTAATGCCTTTAGCACTATCAACTAAGAACTTTATCATTTCTGCTTTCTCATTATCATTCTTTTCAACAAAACCAATGTTTTTCATTTGCTTTTCAGTAACTGGGTGTGAAACTGTTTCTGCATCTGACAAGATAACCATTCCTGATTCTTGATCATAAAAAATATTTTCTGTATCTACCTTTGAAATCAGACCACCAATAACATTGTGACCATTTTGTTTTTCAATTGATACAATACTTGCAAACTGATTTGCTGGTGAATCAACTAGTGAAAGTTCATATAGGTCGTACTCTTTAATAACACGGATAGTCTTATCCATCTCTTCATTAAATGCATCATCCCAGGTCTTAATGTTTCCACCAATAGAAAATCCTGTGTAAGTTCCATCTAGAACCTTTTCCCAGGCATCCTGTGCACCCTTTGAAACATATGCTGAAACATATACTCCACTATAAAACTTTTTTGTACTTGGATCGAAGTATCGATCTTCTTTAAAAGAAACAATCTTGCCAACCGCTGATGGCTGGTGCATTTCACGTAGATTACCACGAAAGTTTTTAAATGCATTTATACTAGACTCTGTTGTTACTATGTCGCCTTGCTTATCAATATTATCAAGAGTAGCAAAACCTGACACCATACGGCGCTCAATATCAACTTTTCCAATGGGCATCGATAGACGAACATTGTCGCCATTAGTCACCCAATGAGCCTTATTTATTAACATATCGATACCATTATACCAAACATTTTCAACGTTATCTCAATTACTGAGATGACCTACCTTCTCCTTGTGGATTGCGTCCAGAGACGGTTGTTGTAGAATCAGAGTTATTATTTGTTCTTTCTGAATCTCTTTGACGAGTCCCCGCCAAATTTGCTCTAGCATCAGTTGCCTGGCGTGGAGACATAACAAATGGCTGATCGCCGTCTGGAATTTGTGGAAGACCAATTGCCTCACGAGCCTCATTGGGCATCATAACCTGAGTCTTTACATAGCGCTCAAGAATTTGCGATTGAGCGATTTCATCTGTAAGGGTAAATTCTTTAAACTTAAGTTCAAGAATGTCTGTTTTTTCTTTAATAATTTTGTTTACTACTTTAGCAAGATGACTCTGTGCTGGTCGGCAAACCTGCTCTTTAAATGTGCGGTCTTGGGAAATTGCTGCTGCAACTCCTGCACCTTCCGACCCACCAATCTTAGACATAGGCATCTGGTGAGCAATAAAAATATCATCACGATTTTGCTTACGATACTCTTTAAAGGATCCATCTTGAATGCCGTTTTCCACAGCCTCCATTTTGAATTCAACCTTATTTTGATCTGTATCACCAGGAAGCGGTATGTATAGAGTTCTATGTGACTGAGACTTAAGTCCTGTTTGCAAGAATCTAAACATCTTGTCTTCTCCATCGGCAGACAACTTAGCACCCTTTAGGGTTACAACATATCTTGGAACAGCCTTGTTTTCAAAATAGTCAATGTTATATTGTGAAGCAAGTTGATCTCCAATAAGAGACGGCAAAGCAGCAATAATATCTGGAATACCATAGTAAGTATTCAATGGTGAGTATTCTTTATAATGAATAATCTCATTTGGACGAGTATCAGCAGTCATTGGGTTTGGATTCTTAGCCCCAAAATTTCTAAAATAGACTACAGAATTTCCAATAATTTGTACGAAGCCATCACGTAAACGTCTAACACGAACGGTAGTTGCTGGTATGTGACCTATGTATCCAATTTCACCAGTTACAGTTCTTCCAATTTCAAGAAAGCCATTTCCTGTAGCCTGAACATCTGTATAAAACTTTTCCATTGTCTTTGTAAAAGAGTCATCGTCATTAAGGTTCTCAAGCCAATCACGTAATTCTAATTTCATTCTCTCAATACGACGACGAGCACGATCAACTGCTCCTTGGTCATCATTCATCTCAAACCTTAACATGGTTCTACCCGCTACTTCAAATGAGTAGCCAAGACCAACAACGTTTTCTACCTTTGCATCAATGGCGGCGTGATTAGCAAAAGAAGTATCATAAAAGTTAGCCAATTCATACATATTGTATGGAGGCGTAATTACATCAAATAGACCATAGCCATTACGATATACAGTTCCAGGATTGATAGCCTTTGATGAAGCATCTACCCCTGAAGGTGTTGCATTTGCTGAATCAAGGTATGCATCTGTTGCAATTATTGCCTTTGCTACATTCCGTGAAGTTTTTCTACGAAAGTTTTGATTTAGTCCATTGTAGTCTTTAAGATTATCCCAAGACTTAATAAAAGGATCTTGGTCACTAAATGGGTTTTCATCTTTATGTTGGGTGTTTAAGCCAACTCTTACATAATCATCAGTCATCGCTACCATACTTATTATAGGTTTGTCGTGCTGCTACCCAAGCACCGTGGTCGTTCATAGAAGGAATCAAACCGTTCTTCATTCTATCTATTTGCTCAGAATACTCTTCTTCGCTAATTCTAGTTAATCCAGGAACAAAAACGGGCTTTCCTTCACCATCATCGCCATAATGCAGTGCCGCTTTTCTTAGTTCTGAAATCTTTGAAATGTCTCCACGCTCTGATGGAATGTTTAAAATGCTACCAGTTCCGTCAGTAAACCAGTTTCCATCTGACTTTTTGTACACGTATAGACCCCAATTGTAGTCTTTTTCGATTACTTTGCGTCGGACATTGCCAACTTTTTTGAGAATTTCGTTATCCATAACCACAAGTATAGCATACTATACTGGAATCTTGACTGTGGTCTGCCAAGTAGTATCTGCATAAATTTTAATTTTTTCAGCATCAAATATCATTCCTTCGTTATCATCAATAATAATCTTATTAGTTCCTACGTAGGTCTTATATACATCTGATGGGCTAACCCCGTATAGGTCTGACGCAGAAATAACCAAAACGCCTTCCCAAACAAAGTTATTTAGCCAATACTCCCACTCAAAGTTGGTAACTCCATCTGTTTTAACCTGAAGCCATGGTCTTGTAAGGGTACTTTGTACTTGCTGTAGATTATTTGCCTGATAATATGCAATATTATTAAATACCATTGGACCAGTCAAGTTTATGCCGCCAAGGTATCCGTCAAAGTTTAGCGCTGTAGAGAATGCAATTCCAAGAACTCCCCACTCCTTTTTAGTAATAACTGGTTCACGGACTAAGGATCCATTCCAGAAGTATGCAAGACCATTAAAGTCTAGTCCTGTATTTTGGCTACGTGCAAATACTCTAGCCCTAGATCCTTTTGAACTGTCTGCAACCATATAGAATTTAATTGTGTCACCTTTATATTCAATTTCAAATATTTCTGTAGGAGTTGCTGGGAAAAAGTCATCGTCATACCTCATCCATATTTGAGCAGCACTAACACGATATTCTGCAGCAGATGTTTGATTAATAGGAACTGCAATTCCACGACTAACTTGTGGATCAAAGGTGCCACGCACTTCAATTCCAGTTTTTCTATTTAGATACAGGTATGGAGTACTTCCCTTATAAATGCTAAATGGGTTCTTAGATTTATAATCATAGTATAATCCAGACCTCTTGTATGGGAACATGTCAAGACCAAATCGTGTTCCAATTGGATTGAAAGAGTTATCATTTAAGGCTTGTGAGGCAAACTCAAGCCTACGAAGAGCAATTGGCTTTGTAAGTATATTTCTAATATTAAACTCAAGATGATAGACAATAGCAAGTTGATTAAAATCAATAGTCTTTGTTGGATAGATCAGGGTATTGTCAACAACCTCAAACTTTGTTGTTGACCACAACGGGTGCTCATCCATATCCACAATGCGTGTAGACTTTGCCGCTTCTATCCTGCTAAAACTTGTTTGTGGTGCGTTGGCTCCGTCTTGAATATATTGAAAGGTAACATAACTTCTTATTGATGCACTCTCTGTATCGTATTGATAAAACTTAACAGACTTCTGTTCAATATCTTCGTAGTTAGACCAACCACTAAACAAGAAGTTATCAAACTGGTAGTACGTTTTTTGTTCTGGAGATTCAAACTGATCTTTTAACTGTTGATAAGTCCAAGACTCTGCAACTTCTTCTGATTGAGAATTAGACGACGGTCCAGGGTATCCAATATTAAATTGTAAAAAGTCAAGGTCGTAGTATTGATTACCAACGTCATTTGCTACATACTGGGCAAAGTATGAAAGAGGTAGATAGTCTTGCCAATATCCAGATACCCCGATATCTAGGAAAAATTGTTCATAGGCTTCTGTTGGAAGTAGTGTATAACTTGCAGTATGGGCTATTAATGCTATAGCGGTTGTTTCTTCTATTACCCCACTTTCTGCAAGGTCATCAAATAATATAATTCCATCTGTATTAAAATAATCATCAATATTAACTGTATTAGATTCTGTAGCAAGCCCAACTGTATAAATCTTTCCAGTAAAAGTATTTCCTGCCTCTTCATCTCCACCAACATATATCTTTAACCCATTTTGATTTCCAAAAAATGCTGATACGTTTTCACCAAAAGAGTTTGAGATTGTTTGAACATTTAAACCAACTGCAAAAAACTGGTTTGACTCAATAGATGGGGTAACGTATAGTTCTTGGTTTGCTCCGTTATAATTTAAAACATATCTAACTATGTCTTCTTCTTGTTTAATAACAAAATAGTCTCCCGTTAAAGAATTATAAATTTTTAACAATGTTTGAGGCTGCAATGGTCCAGACTGTGGCTCAATATCGTTTGTACTAAAAACAGCATAAATTGACCTAACCTGATCATTTAAAATATTAAACCTTGAAAAGTTAATATAACATTGTTCTGAGTTCCAGGTGTTACTGGGTCTAAATGTTATGAACTTATTAGGAACTGTTAGACCAGACGCAACCTCTTGGACTTCTTGGTTATCGGTATAAAACTCATTGATTGTTTTTGAGTCTAAAAAGATTTCTGGCAACTGATATTCTGGAGTTGTTAATGCTGTGTTTGTTGTTGTGAGGTTATCAAAACTTCCTTGTTGCCATTGTGCAAAATCTGGATAATTATAATTAGAGGTGTAGTCTGCAAATGGGTAATCAATAAATGCTGAAGTTCCTCCATACGCCGAGTTGATTCCTTCAGGAGAAAGAACTCCTTGTCCATATACCCATCTACGTTTTGCAACAGTTACTGGAACCTGGTATGGATAAATAGCAACACAGTCTATCTCTATTGGGGTTACATCTAAATAAGAATAAAATCCAAGCCAGTCTTGTGAGTCTCCAAGGTATGTAGGATCTGGTAAAACTAATGACTCAGTATCAATAGCAAAGGATAGAACTTCTTCTCCATTAAGTAAAAGGCTGACGGAGTTTCTAATTAAGCGTATATGGATAAGCATTGGTCTAAACCATTCTCCAACAAAATGAGAACTAAACTTATCTCCAACAACTAAAGTTAAAAAGCCACCTTCAACATATAAACCATCTGTTCCAGTTATTGGACCAAAGATTCTTTTTGGAGTAAACGAATCAGAATTTATTCTTGCCCAAAACTCTACCGTATATTCTTTATATCTTCCTAATTCATTTAAAAATCCCTTACCTGGCAAAATAAGTGACGGATCTCCACCAGAGTTTGGGGTTAGAATTGTTACTCCGCTTGCTCCAAATACCATAGGAATGCTAGAATTTTTTGCTACAAGAGAATTATCATTAACAAGATGGTATCCTTCATCAGATGATATTCCATAGGCTGTAGTTGGAACAACCTGACTAGTTGTAGTAAGTGCAATGGTTGATGGGAAAGCCTCTGGCTCAATTCCAAGAGACGTAGTATTAAACTCTTCTGACCATTGACCAAGAGTTAACCCATTGATATAAAAAGTATAGTCTGAAGAGTTTGCACCACCACTAGTTGTATTTATCTTAAATACAAGTCTTAGTTCTGTATTTTCATTTGGAATTTCAAATGTTTCTGAGACAAAGGACCAATTTTGGAATATAGTAGTTGGAAATGTTTTTAGTTTTTGTACAACCAAGGATGTTGTTGTATCTGTATATTCATAACCAATAGATACTGATGATAGGTATGGACTGCTAGAGTAGAAATACCCTCCGACAGAAAAAGTTCCAAGATCTGAATTTAAGTTGGTAAAGTTCACAAGTTCAGGACTAATACAGACAATATCATTTGTAGCACCAACAGGAACGTTTCCAGTTACACTCGTTGTAATGCTATCTGGAAATGGCTCATTGCCTATTGATGACTCTGTTGCAGTACCGCCAGAAACTGTCCACTCATTTTCAATATCTCTATTCGTTTCGGATATTAAACTGATGTAGTCAGCCTTATCATCTAGCGCCCAAAGAACTAGTGGATGCTCTGAATATATCTTTTCTGCATATAAGTTTGATGGGCTAGACATTTTTCTCCTATCACCTTATTATAGCAGGAATGAAATTAATAAAGTTTAATCTCACAAGCATCTGTACTACAATACTTCTCTGACTCAGCGTCTAGGTTATCTTTGCCATCATAAATGGCGGACCAGTCTATTTTGCCAATTGTGCCAACATAAGCATTATATTCTTCTCTTGTAATCTCTGTATAAGGTTGCTGAGGATATGTTTTATTTCCCATTGGAAGGAATGAGACTGCCTTTAGTTGTCCCTCGTGCATATGTAATGCTGGTGCAACAAACTTTGTCTCTTCTTCTTTATCAAATGACAGGGTTACTGAAACACCATTATCTGACCAGTACTTTTGAGCAGTTGCTGCCAAGCCAATTTTTTCAAATAGGCTAACCTGCTTCTCAGAGCGCTTGTGACCAGATGCTACTGGGAAATATACAACTTGGGTATTTGCTGATACAAGGTCTTTTTCAATCTTATACCCTGCCGCTTTAAATAGATGAAGCATTGGATCTTGATCTCCAAAACGAATAGCACGAAGATAGAATTCTCCACCAGGTCCCCAGTGAACTCCAGGAGTTGCACCAGAAAGTAATGATACTGATCCTGATGGTTTTACTGTTGTTACACGAACTGATTCACGAACGCATAGCCATTCTGAATATTGATGATCATAATGACGAATCTTTTGATATCCCTCATCCATCCATTCACGAGTTGTTGGAAGACCATGCTCATCAGCAAATGCAGCAATACCTGTAAGAGATGTTCCAATACGACGATTGCGTTGCATAATACCATTTGTCTGTTGCCAATGTGTTGGCATAAGAGTAACAGTCTTACCATACAAATATGCAAATTTCAATGTCTTGAGAAAGTCCTCCTTAGAATCATGGCGATTTAAATGCACTTCTACAAGTGTACAAAGTTCGTATGATTCCAATGGCTGCTCTGCACAAGGATTGAATCCCATAATACGTGAATCTTTTCCATCTGCTGGATCTGCTAGGCGACCATAATTACGAGCAACGTCAAGCCAGATAAAACCTGGTTCACCGTTATCAGCAATTAAATCAACATAGTCTTCATATCTAGTTCCAACTTCAGCAGAGATTGAGTTATTACTCATCCAAGCCCAACCTGGTTTTTCAGAATCATAAGAGTTACGCTCTGGGAATACTTCTGGATTTTTTAAATTAATGAAATCGCTATCTCCTGGCGCTCCTAGTGCAAGGGTAGCAGAACGACGAACATTTCCTGAAACGACACAAGTTCCAATAAGATTTACAATGTCGACAATAGCACGGCTATCTAAAACCTCTCCTGCTCTAGAGCCAATTACATTACGAATACGTGTATGGAGATCAATGAGTGGTGCTGGACCGCTTGCAACGCCTCCAAAGCCCTTAATAGGGGCTCCTAGCGGACGGATAAGGTCATAGTTGAACTCTTGGATAGGCTGGTTTTGACGCAAGAATGAGTTAATAAGCAATCTTACTGACTCGACCCAACCCTCACGAGTGTCTGGAATTTCATATATAGAGGCTGGCTCTGTAGGTTGATAAATAGGCATCTGCTTATCTTGACCGATAGTATCAAACCCTACACCTATACCCAACATTAATGCATCCATTACCCAGGCAAAGAGGGCTCCTGGATCATTACGATCAATGTCACGAGTAGAAACCATTGCACAGTTTTGAAGGGATGCAGAGTTACGCTTCTCCATAGTCATAGGAGTTCCAAATGCCCAAAGACCACGACCTGGAGGGGTCCACTTTAATTCAAACATTCTTTGATAGGCTTCTTGTGCTGACTTCTGAGCCTTGTTATCATTCCAAGGTAGACGATTGTCTTTAGCGTGGTTCTTTTGAACTGAGTACATACCCTCGATTACACGACGGCAAACCTCATGCCAGCGTTCTTTAGTTCCGTCTTCTTTAACACGAGAATAAGTACGAATAAACGTAATCTCGCCTAATGAGTTAGACCCAGCATCAGAA